TATCCCCTCACCTGGTTTCTCCTTGTTGTCCTTGTCCCTGGCATTCATCTGCTTTTGGCCCCTGTTCGCCTTTCCTGGTTGTTTCCGCTGGCAGTTCGCTGTTGGTGGTTTTAATTTTCCGGAAACGTATGCTGAGATTGCCAAGGAGGCTGGGATGGCTGAGGCCCAGGCTGATTGGGATGCCGCTGAGGAGGCCGCTGTCGTTGCTGATGAACTCGCCGACATGCCTGACCTCGAACCCGTTGATGGCGAAATCCCTCTTCAACGTGGGGTTCGTCCCCAACACCCCCGTCGTGAACGTCCTGCGCCCCCCAACCCCGCTGAGAGTTGGGCTGATCGGGTTCTTCCACACGCTTCATTTATGTACCTGCTTTTGCTCGTCACTTGGAGCGTGTCCTTGTTTTACTTCACGATTCGTAGCTTTTATCGCCGTTTCTTCTGCCCCTCAACTGAGGGTGCCCGCTGGAAAGAGAAGAAAGAGAAGGCGTTTGGCTTCTTTGCTTTTGGTTTTGCTATGCTTAGTGCTGGTGGCGTCTTGGCTTTTCGTGGATACAATGTCCTGAAAGGTCTTTCTGATGCTCTTTCTTTGTTTGAGCGTATTTACGCCCAATTTACAAACAGCACCCAGCGCACCCGCTCGGCCCAGAAGTGGCGCGAGCACCTTAAGCCCCTTTTTGAGCAAGATGAGTTTTCTGCTTTCACTGCCGACGCGAAGGCCGCTGTCATCCGCGTTCTTGTTAATGCGGTTGACCTCCACCCTGATGCGTTGGCCCCTGCGATCACTCTTGCTCTTAAAGCCTTGACCGCACGCAAAGGCGCCCAGTACTCCCCTGAGGAGCTTGAAACCTGGAGTGGTGATCGAGAGGATTTTGAGTCTCTCTTGATCACTGCCTACTTGCGTGACCACCCTTTTGTTTGTGTTGAAACCAGCTGGAATGCAGTCTGGAATCTCACTGTTGGGTTTTGCAACGAGCACAAGGTTGGTTTGTTTGCCACAGCCTTTGTTGTCTCGTTTCTCTTTCTTCTAGCCCTCTTTCATGATGAGGTCCTTGGTTTCTTCACTAGGTTGGTTTACTGGCTTTGGCCTGGTAAATCTTCCCTCAAAATGAAGGCCATGACCAACCTCGTTGTTTCTGAGGCAAAAAAGAAGAGCTCTGGCCGTGTGCACCGTAAGGTTGCTTTAGGCCGTGCAACTGTTCAAACTCGCTCTTCCCGCTCGTCAAAGCGCCAATGGATCTATGATCTGGCCGACGGTGCCTGGGTGAGCGTTGCTCCTGACGTTGCTGCCACTCTTATCCAGACCGATCGTTTCGCGTCTGCGGATGACTGGCGTTGGCACGTGCTCAACCACTCCGATCAGTATGATCTTTCGGATGCTGAGTACGATATGCTTATGGCCCCCAACTTTAGTATCGACGATTTTGTTCGCTCTCGCGTTGATGATGCGACTGATTACACCGCTGAT